AAGAATGACGAGAAGATTAGGAGACGCTTTAGATTTAGCCGCAAATGCAGAAGCTATCAGAAGACAAGATCTCCCTGCAGAAGATGCAGATGGAAATTTAGGGGCAAACGAAGTGTATGAAATGTATTCAACAGCTTTGAACGCAGCTAGAATGTTAAGCACAGGAGGAAATGAAAATGCCTCTCGATTAGCTTACGGGTTTGCAAGAAGTCTTCTAGATGATTTAGACGCATCCCCCTCAAACGATGTTGCTTACAACACTGCAAGGGCATATTCAAGAGCGCTCAACGATGCTTTTACACGAACATATGCTAATGAATTATTAAGAAACGACAGAACCGGAAGAGCAAAGATAATGCCGGACGAGGTCGCAAAAAGAATTTTTAGTGCTGACGCCGGGTCATTACGCGTTAAACAATTAGATATGATTGGACAGTTTGATTTAACGCAAGCTATGACCACATTGTCCGAATTAAGCGGTAATCCCAATCTGCAAAAAACGCTTGATCGAGCTTTTGCTTATTCGAGGGATGAAGAGACCGGAATGATGAATCCCGTTAGGCTAAATAGATGGTTAGGTAATAATCGAAAAAGTTTATCCAAATATCCAGAAGTTCTCTCAAAAGTTGAGGAGGCTGTTAAAACAACTTCAAGTATTCGAGGCACTCTTGAAAGTATGATAAGACAAATTAGGGCAAAGACAATTGACCCTCAAACAGGAAAAACAAGTCTTCCGGCTTTACGAAAGTACTTAGCAGATCCCGCTAATCAAGATATGCTCTCCGCAATGCCTGCTTTTAGAAGGGATTTAGAAAAACTTGAAACTGCTCAAAATCTTTTAGACGAAAATGCACAAAAGATAAGAGAAAGAAGAGACGATTTAAAAGATACTGTTTCGTTTATGGATTTACTTCCGTCAAGTACAGAGAGTCCAACTTCGGCGGCGGCAAAAGCCATTTCTAATAATAATGATAAACCCATAAAAAGTTGGAATAGCCTTTTAAAAGTTGTAAAAGACGCTCCCGAAACATGGCAAAGCGGTGAAGTGGTTCATACAAAAGAGGGTGCTATGAAGGGCCTTAGAACTGCTTTTATTGAAGCTGTTATGGAGAAATCCGGAGGAAACAGTTTCAGTGCACGAACTTTTTATGATGAACTATTTACACCTCATAGACGTTCTAAGGTTTCCTTATTTGATTGGATGAAATCAAACGATGTATTAGATGAGGGCCAAGCCGATAGATTAAAAACAATGGCAACATCCTTGGTTAGAATGGAGTCGTTTTCTGTCTCTGATAATATTGATCTCCAAGGCTTCGAAGAGACCGTGGGTCCAATGATGGATTTTTATCTTAGGATTGCCGGTTCTGCGGCAGGTGCTAGAATGCAGAGTTTAATTCCGGGGGATACTGGAGCGGGTACTTTGGTTGCCGCGGGTGCCGGTTCTAAAGCTTTTAGATCTGTATATGGTAAAGTTTTTAAAGACATGCCTGAAGAATTTAAAATGGACGTAATGACCGAGATGTTTGAAAAACCTGATTTGTTGGCAACGATGTTGGCTAAAGGAAAAACAGAAAGAGAGCAACAAGCCATTGCTAAAAGTCTTTTGCAGAAATTAGTAAACGGTGGTTTTATTTCAACAACCGAACCTGTGAGAAGAGCTATCCCGCCTGTTGTACGGGAAAGTGCAGAAGATGTAGACTTAATGGACCCACGGGGCGCGGACCAAATTCCTTCAAACGATCAAGGCGCTTCGCTCAATCAAGCGCCACCTAACTTGCAGTCTGTAGTACCTCCCACCACTCAGGCTCAAGCGCTGAGTTCCGCGGCATCTGGTTCAAACCCCCCGAATCCAAATGTCCGGACTCAGTACGCATCTCTATTTCCAAACGATCCAATTTCGAGTATGATAAAACAACCAACACAATCCTTCCGCCGTGGCGGATTGGCAAGTTTACTGGAGTAAGACATGGGTTTCTTTCAAAACTTAGCAAACGATCTAGCAATGGGTTTCGGAGGCAAGGCTAAAACTAAAGACTTTGAGGCTCGCACCGCACGGACCATAGCTCGGCAAGAAGGATTTTCTGATGTTGGACAGAGTAAAAGAGCTTTAGATTATATGACACAAAGAGGAGTTTCCCAAGCAGACCTTGGCAACACCGCAGCGTCCACGGCTCCCGGTTATACTAGCATACGAGACCGGTTTGACGGTGGCGGCATGGGCATGTCTGGTGCAAGATTTAGCAGCGGCGACGTGTCTAGCTTTGACAGGGATGGTGATAATTATATTTCAGAACAAGAGTATATCGCGCAAGAAAATAACCCGTTGTACCAAACTTCCACGGAGCGGGGCATACCGTCTCTCTCTAATCGCTTTGTGGGGGCCAGACCGTTGGGTTCTTACGCCCAAGAAAGAAATCTTTTGCAAAATACAGGGGTGCCCGGTACAAATATCGGCACCTCCGGTCCGGCGGACTATCTTATGGGCGGAGGGTTTTTAGGTAACATTCTGCGTGGGGACAAGCCTAGCACAATGCAACTAGCGAACCCTCTTATGGAACGAGATGCATTGATGACGGCAGAGGCAGTAGATGCTGCGGTTCCGGTGACAACACGACAAGAGGGTCCTTTAAGGGTTGAAGGGCCGGGTTTACGGGACAAACTTGATATTCCCGTAACAACGCGACAACAGGGAAATTTAAGAGTTAAACCGGAAACAGATTATTTAGGTAGGTATACTAACGCGGCTCCTAACTATGCCAGAGGCGGGATAGTGTCGCTCATGAGACGATAATGGAAGAACTGTTTCGAGACGTAATACGAGAAGATCTTCTGGCAGAGTTTAATCGTGGTATGGAAAAAGGTTTGCCTCAAGAAAAAATAGATACAAATATTCGTTATTTGCGTCGTCAACTTGAAGAGAAATACGGAATACCCTTTAGCAAAGCCGAGGGTGGCGAAATTTATAAAGGTGTTGGCTCACTAAGTGAAGTAGCTAAAAACATGAATAACGGTGGAGTAGCGCAATCTTTGGACGCAGAGGTAGAAGCCTTAATTCCCGCTATAATTCAAACAGAAAGCAACAATGATCCTAGAGCGGTAAGCGAAGACGGTGCTATAGGATTGATGCAAGTCTTACCAGAAACGGCTATGCTTCCCGGTTATGGTGTTCCAAACATTTTTGATATTGCGCGTGAGCAAGGTTTTGACGTTCCGGAAGAATCAATAGGAATGGCAAAGAAACTGTTATTCTCTCCAGATCTTAACGTAGATTTTGGCTCCAGATATATGAAAGCCATGCGCCGCAAATTTGACACAATGGAAGATGCCCTTCGCGCTTACAATGCCGGACCCGGAAACTTTAACAAATATCTTAAAAGCGGGCGTGATTTAAGTTCGCTTGATGATGAAGCTGTTAATTATCCACTAAAGGTAGCCGCAGCAAACCAAGGCATCAACCCTAACGAACCCGCTGAATATGAACGTTTCTCTGATTCACCAGAGGCTTTTTCTACTTTTATGGATACAGCTTCAGAAGAAAGACCTATGAGAGTTCCAAGACCGCCTTTAAAACCGACGATGAGCGAAAGATTGTTCACGCCTCCCGCGCCACCCCAAATGCCTAGTAGTACGCAAGAAGAACAAGATCAAAAAGAAGTAATCGAAGAAACTGTAAGAGATGTAGTTAAGCGTCAGCCTTTACAAGAGAAGTACTCTATGAAGGGCATAGAACAGATGCTTACTGGAACCATTGGCGAGTCTCTTCTCCCAAGACTGTTTCAGCGAGATTAACTTTACTTTTCAAAGCACTAAGTATCTTTTCGTCTAACGTATCTGGCGAAACCAAATCAATATAAGTGACAGGGTTTTTCTGACCAATCCTGTGTGCTCTGTCCTCGGACTGTAGGCGTATCTCCAAATCATAACTGTTTGAGAAGTATATCACCGTTGTGGCGGCAGTAAGCGTAATACCATAACCCCCTGTACGCGGCTGACCAACAAAGAAACGTAAAGGATCTTTGGAGTCTTGAAACCTATCAACAGTCTCTTGCCGCATGTCTTGGGCAGTATCGCCATAATAAAGTGCGACTGCTTCAGGCCCAAAGCAGTCGCGCAGGGCAGAATATATACGTTGGATATCGTGGGTATACGATGCCCAAATTATACATTTTCCCTGAAGCTCTTCCGTAATGTTAAGAAGTTCGTCAAGCCTATTGCTTTCCAAGCTTCTTGTTTCACCCACATCAGGAGTGAAATGCCCACAACTTATTTGTTGCAGACGCATAATCTGTGTTAAAACGCTTGTCGTTGTCGCCAACTCCCCGTCTTCAAGCATTGCAAGCGCCATGTCTTTCATCTGGTCATACAAACGCTTCTGTTCGTCCGTAAGGGCGACGTAGCGCTTCGTATAAAGCTTGTCTGGTAAATCAAGGCACTCGGACTTTAAAATACGTTTACTGAACTGTACGAGCCTCTCATTGAGTTCCTCTAATCTACGGTATCCAACAATCTCCTGAAAGGATCTGTGGCCCATCTTCTGTTGGCGAACGATAGCGTATCTGTTTTGAAAGGCAAAGTAACTGTTATACCCCAATGCTTTTTCTTCAAGAAAGCTGCATTGACTAAACAAATCCATAGGACTTTTTGTAATTGGAGATCCTGTAAGAATACGACGATACTTTGCATACTTCTGTAATACCTGTAGATTCTTCGTTCTAGCGGCTTTACGGTTTTTGATCGTAGTGCTCTCGTCCACAACCACAATGTTTTCGGGGTTTTGTACAAGAAAGCGGCCCGCTGTTCCCGCGCCACGGGTCGTTGACAGAGCCTCTATATTCATTACAAAGATCTTAACACCAATGAAATCTTCCATAACGAAGTTTTCTAATCTTCTGCCAAAACCTTTGGTTCTCTTTGGTTCCCATCTAAGGATGTCTCGTTGAATACGATCAGGTAAATGTGTAGGGATCTCACCCTTAACCCAATTGTCATACACACCTTTAGGCGCAATAATTAAAGCAGCTTTAATAAGTTCTTTCTCGTAAAGCATTCCAATATTATCGATTGCAACTTTAGACTTTCCTGTACCCATTTCCATAAAAAGAGCGTAGAATTCTTTGAACCATGATTCTTTAATCGCATCAGATTGGTGTTTAAAAGGCTTCGTCTTATATTCGTAATCCATAATTTTCTCCTTGACTATGCGATAGAATAAGAATATATGGGAATTTGTCAAGACCCCCAACAAGGGTCTCCAACAACGAAACACGGAAAACGAAACATGATAAACGATATACTTGACATTATGGAACAGGACTTTGAGTCCACCATAGCAAATCCCCTAGAAAAAACAAACAACACTGCATTAGCTACCGTATCAAAGTTAGCTCGTGCTATTTCTGCAAAAAGCGCAGAGGTACAATCTTTGGATGAACAGCTAAAAGCTGCCAAGAAAGAGTTGTTAAAGCTAACGGACGAAGACCTGCCTGCCTCTATGACAGAAATAGGTCTTGCGTCATTTACCTTGGACGATGGTTCCAAAATAGATGTTAAACCGACGTATGGTGCCTCTATTCTGGTTAAAAACCGTCCGGCTGCTTATGAATGGCTTCGTGAAAATGGTTATGATGACATCATAAAAAACACAGTGTCTTGCGACTTTGGACGTGGAGAGGACGATATGGCATCTGCTTTTGTTGCCCTAGCGTCAAAAGAGGGCCACGTCCCAAAACAAGATACGGGTATTCATGCACAAACCCTTAAAGCTTTTGTGCGTGAACGTGTAGAAAATGGGGATGAATTCCCTATGGATTTATTTAGCGCGTACATTGGTCAACGCGCTGTTATTACGAAAGGGAAAAAATAATGGGAACTAAAGTAGCACCAAAAAAAGAAACTAATGTCGTAGAGTTTGATATCTCTATGATGGAAGCCGACGCAGGCGTTGGCGTAGCAAACATGGGACAGGACGATCTTGCGTTGCCCTTCCTTAAAATTCTTTCTGGTCTCGATCCTTTATTGGATGAGCTAGAGGAAGCAAAGCGCGGTGACTTGTATAATACAGTCAGTGGGCAGATCTCTAAGGGCAAGGAGGGCGTTTCTTTAATTCCTTGTGCTTACCAAAGGCGTTTTATTCAATGGGCACCTAGAGGCTCTGGAACTGGAGCGCCAATTGCAATCTTTGATACAGAGTCGGATTGTCCGAAAGTGGAGCGCAGCAAAGACGACAACAAGGACTACGTTGTTGGGGGAGACGGCTCCTACATTGAAGAGACGCATCAGCATTTCGTTGTAATCGTTGGGGAGGATGGTTCAATCGAAACTGCGTTGATTGCTATGAAATCTACTGCCTTAAAGAAAAGCAGAAAGTGGAATAGCATGATTGCCTCTGCCACTGTGCAGGGGTCTAAAGGTCCTTTTACTCCACCACGTTACGGTTTTATTTACAAAGCTAAGACGGTTATGGAAGAGAACAGTAAAGGGAGTTGGCACAACTGGGAGATCTCGCGAGAGAAACAGGTTGATGATGCTGCTATATATGTACGGGCAAGAGACTTTGCTCAAAGCATCGATAGCGGTGACGTTGTGGTAAAACACCAGAACGAAGACGGGCAGGAAAAGTCGGACGACATTCCGTTCTAATCCAACGGGCGGCCTAGGCCGCCCACTTTTTTGAGGTTTATATGTCCGTCCAATTATTTTCAGCCATCTTTGATGGGCTGCAAGAGGCGTATGGTACATACCGTATCGACAAGCAGCAATCGAATGGCAAAAACACAGGAAAGGCCGCAATAGTCCGAGACCCAAGGACTGCAAAAATGTGGCGAGAGCATCTCTCTGGAGAGGGAGCTTCTCTGGGAATTATTCCCATAAACGCAGAAAATAGATGCAAGTGGGGTTGTGTTGATGTAGATCAGTACCCGCTCGATCATAAACAGTTAGTCGAAAAGATACGACGCTTAAAGCTACCTTTGGTGGTATGCCGATCTAAGTCTGGTGGGGCGCACTGCTTTCTGTTCTCTACAGAATGGGTGGAGGCTTCCGATATGCAGAAGTCTTTACAAAACATAGCAGCGGCCCTTGGGTATGGCGGGAGCGAAGTATTTCCAAAACAAGTGAAGCTACATTTAGATAGGGGTGATGTTGGAAACTTTCTAAACTTACCCTACTACAATGCAGAAGAAGGGTTGCGTTACGCAATCTTAGATGATGGCACGTCCGCCACGCTTGAGGAGTTCTTTGAACTTTATGAAAAGCATAAGCAGACGCCGGAGCAAGTCACTGCTTTACAGGTTACAAAAGAAGCAAACGGGGACGCCTTTAAAAACGGTCCACCATGCCTCAAGGTACTTGCTCGAATGAAAATATCAGAGGGCGGGCGTAACAATGGCCTGTTTAACGTCGGCGTATATTTGAGAAAAGCAAACCCCGATACATGGGAGTCAGAGATCTTACGATATAACAATGATTTCTTTGAACCGCCTTTGCCCTTAAACGAAGTAAATCTTGTAGCCAAACAGGTTCAGCGCAAAGATTATGCTTACAAGTGTAATGACGCTCCCATCAATGCATACTGTAATAAAGATGTGTGTCGAACTCAGGAGTTTGGGGTTGGTGCCGCTGCTTCGGGTGTGCCTATTGCTAACTTGCGTAAGTATAACTCTGTGCCCCCCGTATGGTTTCTGGATGTAAACGGAGAACCACTTGAGCTAGATACGGACGCTCTTATGAGTCAACCCTCCTTTCAAAAGTGTTGCATGGATCAGCTTAACGTGATGCCTCGTTCTATTAGTAAGGTTCAATGGGAGGGCCGCATCAGCGCCTTACTCAGTGAAATGTCTGAAAACGAGAGCGCTATCGTTGAAGTTGCAGAGGATGCCAGTATACACGGTCAGTTTTATGACTATCTGGAGGAGTTCTGTGTCCTATTACAAACCGCGCAGGACAAAGAAGAGATCTTGCTCCGCCGACCTTGGACCGATGAAGAGACGCAGCTTACATATTTCAGGCTCAAAGACTTTGAAGCGTTTCTCAAAAAGAATAAGTTTTTTGAACTCAAGTCGCATAAGATTGCACAACGTTTACGAGACATAAACGGGGAGAGTCTGCTTCTAAAGATCAAGGGAAGACCTATCCGAGTTTGGAAAATCCCTGCTTTTGATAGTGGCGATGTAGACATATCAACACCGATGTTTGCGAGTAAAAACGAGGCACCGTTCTGATGTTTAGAATATTTGGACCACCCGGAACTGGAAAGACTACAACACTACTGAACATGGTAGACAGAGCGCTAGAGGCGGGCACTCCGCCCCAAAGCATTGGCTTTCTGGCATTTACCCGTAAAGCAGCAAACGAGGCCAAGGAGCGGGCCGCAGAGCGCTTTCGGTTAGATCCAAAGAAGGACTTACAATTCTTTCGAACACTACACAGTTTTGCGTTGTCCCTATCTGGCATAAGACCAGAACAGATAATGCAACCATCCGACTATGCAGAACTCAGTCAGGTCATGGGCATCCCTCTCATTACGGGAAAAAACAATTCCTTAGAAGAAGACGTGCCAGAAATGGTTAAGGCGTCTGACCCAATTCTAGGGTTAATCAACCTAGCAAGGCTGCGAAAGGTGGGTTTACGCAGTCAATACAACGAAAGCACCGTTGAACATGATTGGAATACCATTAACCATGTCGATAGATGCTTACGCAAATATAAATACGAAAGCGGCTTGTATGACTTCACTGATATGCTTCAGTCGTTTATAGATGTAGGTCATAGATACTGCCCCAAATTTAACATCTGTTTTTTAGATGAGGCGCAAGACCTGTCTCCTATGCAGTGGGATATAGCACATCTTATAGAAGAGAAGACCGTTAAAATGTATTGTGCAGGCGACGACGATCAGGCCATATACAAATGGGCGGGCGCAGATGTAGATCACTTTCTGGGATTAGAAGGTAGCTCAGAGACGCTGCAACAGTCGTACCGAATACCCGCTAGTGTACACGCGGTAGCCGAAACAATAGCCAAACGAATTCGCAACAGATACCCCAAGATATACAAGCCCCGTGAAGAAAGAGGGCTTTGCACCAGAGTCACGCAAGTTGCAGAGTTGGACATGAGCGAAGGATCTTGGCTTATCTTGGCCCAAGCGGGCTATCAGCTACAGCCCGTGGCATCTGACCTGAAATCCTTCGGCTATCTGTACGAATATCGCGGCTCACGGTCCATAGGTCAAAAACTAAGTGACGCCGTAAACGGATGGACGGATCTGCAAAAAGGTAGAGAAGTCCCCGTTGATACCGTGCGAAACATCTACAGCTTTATGTCTGTAGGCAACCGCATAGCAAGGGGATATAAAAAGTTAAAAGGTGTGCCGGACGATGATTTGGTAAACATCGACGATCTACAAATCCAACATGGACTGATTGCCACGAAAGATATGATATGGTCTATAGCTATGGATAGAATAGCAGATAAGGACAGAGCCTACATAACAGCTTTGTTGCGGCGTGGAGAAAAGTTCAATGGAGTGCCTCGCATATCCGTGTCCACGATCCACGGTTCAAAAGGCGGAGAAGCGGACAACGTCGTGTTGTTCACGGACCTGTCACCCGCTGCAGACAGTACAATGAGAATTGCGCCCGACGATGTTCACCGTGTTTTCTACGTCGGCGTGACACGTACAAGAAAGAATTTGTACATAGTTGAACCAGAAGACGCGACAAGGAGTTACGACATATGAAACGTGACGAAATATTGAGGCAAGCAGAGACCCTGATAAACGGGGCCAGAGCCGCCGACTACGGCGATGCAAAAGAAAACTTTCAGAACATAGCAGACTTATGGTCTGTTTACTTGGGCACAACCGTATCACCACAAGACGTTGCCGTCTGTATGATAATGGTCAAAGCCGCCAGACTTATGACTTCAGACAAATCCGACTCATGGATTGATATCTGTGGCTATGCCGCTTTGGGTGGAGAAAAATGAACTGTTGGCATTGTAAAACAAAATTGATCTGGGGCGGAGATAATGACTGTGAGGATCACGAGGGCTTTGCGATGGAGACAAATTTAAGTTGTCCAAATTGCGAATGTTTAGTTTTAGTGTATTTACCCAAGGAGACAAAAGATGAGTCTACAGATGGCGATGTTTCCCCCGAATAGTGAGTGGGTTCCACCGAACGAGTTACCCGATCTTTCAAATGCCAAGCGCATAGCGATAGATTTAGAAACAAAAGACCCTAACCTAAAAAACTCCGGACCCGGTTGGGCAACTGGAGATGGAGAGGTTGTGGGCTATGCCGTCGCCACAGAAAGTTGGAAAGGCTACATACCTATTCGACACTTTGGCGGTGGTAACATCTGTGAAAAGCAGGCAAACCGTTGGCTCAAGAAAGTCTTTGAAAGCCCCGCAGAAAAAATTATGCACAACGCCCAGTACGATGTGGGTTGGGCACGGCGCATGGGTTTTACAATCAACGGTAAGATTATCGACACGATGGTCATAGCTTCTTTGCTCGATGAAAACAGGTTTAGCTATACGCTGAACTCTTTATCCTTTGACCACCTCGGAAAAGTAAAGTCTGAAAAACAACTGGTAGAAGCCGCAAAAGCATTTGGCGTAGACCCAAAGGCAGAAATGTGGAGACTACCCGCCATGTTTGTCGGCCCCTACGCAGAGGCCGATGCTGAACTGGCATTAGAACTTTACAATTATTTCTCTGTCGAAGCGTCAAAGGACGGCCTTACAGGTATCGTTGACATCGAAACACGGCTCTTGCCCTGTCTGGTGGATATGACTTGGCGTGGCGTTCGTGTAGATATGGACCGTGCCGAGCGCACAAGAAACGATCTTTTAAAACGAGAGAAAACTGTCCTTAAAAGAATTAAAGATCTGGTTGGGTTCAACGTAGAAATCTGGGCAGCGCAATCCATAGCTAAAGCTTTTGAAGCAGCGTCCATTACATACGAACGCACAGAAAAAGGTCAGCCGTCCTTTACTAAAAGTTTTCTTACAGATCATCCACACGAACTGGCACAACTTGTCGTCCAAGCTAGAAACCTAAACAAAACCTCCGGCACGTTTATTAATACAATTCTAAAACATTGTCGCTCTGATGGACGCATACACGCGCACATCAATCAAATTAGATCTGACGATGGCGGTACAGTTTCTGGACGCATATCCATGAACCATCCCAACCTACAACAAATT